GGTTCCTGCTGTGAATAATCAGCTGAAAGCCACTGTTCCCCCTCCTCAGGAATGAAAATCTTTCTTATTTCTATACCCATTTCCCCCCTGATTGGAATCTGCTGTAAGTTGGGACAGTACATGGAGAATCTTCCAGTAACCGTTCCCCCACTATCCCCCCTAATTTGATTTATATGTGCGTGTATCCTGTCATTGTGTATATATTTGGCTATACCATCTATGAATGTACCCTGTAACTTGTTGAATATCCTCGCCTTGGTAATAAGACGTGGAAGCTCATGCTCGTGGGTTTCCAAGAATGTCTGGGTAAAACTGGGTGCCTTTGTTTTTTCCGTCATTGGATATTCCAAATTAAGGGAATTAAACGCCTTCGCGACTGACCTCGCTGACCACAAATCCACATAAGATCCTGTTAAGTCTTTCACTCTTTTTAAAATTTTTTTCTCTTTGTTTCTAAGCTTATTCTTTAGAGCAAAGGCTTTTGTCATGTCAACCCTCACTCCTTTCTTTGTCATATTGAATATGACGTTAATAAGGCGGCATTCTATGTCATAGATGCTCTGAAGAGATTCTTTTTCTATTTCAATCTTTAATCTTTCATGCAGTTGCAAAGTCAACCTTGCATCCGCTTCAGCGTATTCCCCCACAAATTGCGCGTTCATTTTGTACATCTCACTCTTGGGATCCAGTCCCAATTCAGCCGCAGCTTTCTTGAGTGTTGCTTCGTTTTTGTACTCTCCTAGGTATTGGGACACTATGCTATTAAGTGTATATGAAAATCTATTCTCATCAATAAGGGCTGACGCAATCATTGTATCATGTATGTATCCTTTTACTTCTATTCCTATTCTCCACAGCCACCCAATGTCATACTGCGCATTATGAAACACTTTGTCTATTGAATCGTCTTCACATACAGATTTAATGTATTTTAGGACAGCTTCCTTGTCCATGTTTCCGCCACCATCATGATCAATGGGATAATAGGCACTGAAATGTCCATCAGATATGGCAATACCTATAACCTTTCCTATGCCTCGTGGCCAACCTGGGCCCATTTTCTTCAGATCTGTATCGCAAGTCTCCAAGTCCACAGCCACTACGGGTCTTTCCTTCATGGATGGAAATTCAGTAGGATGAACCCACTCTGATTTTATAGTGTTAGCAAAGATAAATTCATTTTGTTTCATTTTTTTCCTTATTGAGTTTTTTGATATGTTTTCTGGTCACTTCTCCCATTAGCTCACCGCGAGATTTCTTGGGGGTGTACTGATCTTCCAAGAGCAATTCAGCATAGTGGATAACTTTTTCCACGTCCTGTTTTCCCCCCTTGATACTGTGCCTGGTGATATACTTGACAATGTTTCCTTCATACCAACCAAGCTTATTCTTAACGATATAGTGGCTAGGCTGGATTGCCATTCTTTTATAATGGTCTCCTCCTATCTGTTTTTTATGGGCACTCATATTTTGAATCCCCCATAGTTTTGTGGTTCTATTATATGCAGTTGTTCTTTTGCGCGTGTTACCCCCACATAAAAGACTCTGTGCGTATCGTCTGGATTGACTTCCATTTCCTCCCTGTTGGCGCGGGAAAGATCCGTGAACAGCATAACGTTATCACACTCTCCACCCTTGGCCATGTGAATGGTGCTTAAGTTAATGAGAGGATCAGAGGATAAAGTCTTGTTAACCTTTTCCAACGATCGTATGTACTCTATATTTCTATTTCCTATTTTCTCAAACACCACATCCCAAGGCGTGCCGGACGCACACAATCCATGGTGCATCGTTAATTCTTCAACACCATACATTTTATCTTCACTTAATGTGTTCAAATTCTTATAGCCCCTTTCAACACCAATCTTGGTTGGTAGGTAACTGTATATGTAAGATACCTCATCATAGGAAAGTTCATCACCCTCGTTCAGTTTTTTCCATGCATCTATGGCTGACAGTATTTCTTTCTTGACTGGAAGCTTATTATTTTTCTTGTATGCCAATCCCTGTTGTCTTAGGTTTTCCTCAATCTCATTCAACATATATCCGCACGGAGCCAGGACAAGCCATTTTCCTATGCTTAAATCAATGGGATCAGGATATGCATGTAATTCAGCTACACCATGTACATTTCTTGGCAGCCATTCCTTATCCCTTCTATTGTCTATTCTTTTTACTATCGAGTCCGCAATTCTGTGAACAGCGCGAGGACATCTATAAGAGTGTTTAAGGATGGTTACATTCCCTTCCATATTTATGAAATGTTCAATACTAGCGCCTGCCCACCTAAAGATGGCTTGGTCATCATCCCCGCTTATGTAAACTCTCTTGGCATTCTTCCATATTTTGGAGCACATTTTCCACTGTAAATTGGTTAGATCCTGTGCTTCATCAATGAATACCACTTCCAACTTTGGGGTAGGTCCCGTCTCGATCCACAGAGAAAGCATGTCAGTGAAATCATGCTTGTTATTACCATGTTTATAATCCTCTAACGCCCTGTAAGCCATTAATAGCTCATACCAGTTAAAATTAAAATTATGTTTATTATAGAATTCTTCCAGTTCCATGCATTGATTTCTGCATTTATTTATTTCCCTTAATAGCTTGTTGTCTGTTGTAATTATTCCTGTATCTTCCCAGTCCTGAGTGACAAATTCCAGGTCAACACCAGACTCAGCCGAGAATGATTTGTAATCTTTTGGGTTCATTATTTCCGTTTTTGCCATTCCTAGTTGCCTTTTTCCAAATGCGTGTAGTGTACAGAAGTAAGGCAAGTCATCATCAGTCAAGCTAAATTTTTCTTTGGCCCTATCACGTGCTTCATTAGTAGCTTTGGTAGTAAAACTGAAGAATCCAATTTCATTTGAATCAGCAGTCTTCTCCTTTAGCTCCCGGTCCACTATCCGCAGAAGTTCCTCAGTTTTCCCCGTGCCGGGTGGGCCTAGTATGATGTTAATTTCTGGCATCTCTAATTCTTTTCTCCTCCGTTCTATGACAATTGGCGCATAGTACAATGCATTTCATCCATTCTTTTTTCATTTTCTTAAACTGTTGCCAACTTGTTCTCCAAAAAGAAGAGACAGGTCTTTCTTTTTTTTCTGGATTTATATGGTGATAGTCTAACCTTTCTGGATATTTTTTAAATTTTTTATTGCAGTGAGAACACCCAAGTTTGGTTTTGGATGCATTATACAAAGCTGTTATTGCATCATAAACTTTTTTCTTATTAGCTTTGTGATATGACCTTTGCCTTTCAAATGCTTCAGGACTTCTAAAATCTGCATACTTCTTTCCTCTTTTCATAGTGTATCCAACAAATATATATCCATCTTCTCTTTTATCACCGTATTTTAAGTTAGAACGGTATGTCATCTTTTTCCTCCCTATCAAACTCTGAGTCCTGTTTAGGAAAGGCCGGAATGCCCCATACGTTCACGCCCTTGCCCTTGATCTTGAAGAATTCCGATCTGAATCCTTTTATGTTTTGTATTTCCGCTATGATCTGTCCTGTGTTGCTGAAATGGTTGAATTTCTGCCTGATAAGATAGGCGTGGAGGTCCTGAAGCCTGAAATAGGTTATATTGTAGTCCTTCGCTTCGGAATCGTCCTGTGTCCACGGTCTTCTTATGAGTATTTGTCCTTTGTTTTTTGCCTGCGCCCGATCAGTACAGAACTCCTGGAGGTGAGCCATGAACTGTCCGGACACAGATCCGTCACTGGAAACTTTGGTAATTTGAGCCTTTTTCATTTTCTCATTTACGAGTTTTTGCCAGTCAGACGTCTTCATCAACGGAGGCATAATGGTCAATACGTCCATTGCGCGCCGCTGAAACTTTGTTTGTATCTGTAATTCCTCAGTGCTTAATTGAATCTTGTAGTCATCTTCATCAGGCGTATCATTGGGAATTTCAAGGAACCACTGTGGGGGCTTCGTATCCAGCTTGGTCAGTTCCCCCAATGCCTGGGCCAAATCGCTGCCATCTATTCCGTATTTCCTGAGCTTGCATATGATGGAATTGCAGTAGGAAACTATTGGCTGATCCTTGCACTTATAGTTATAATCTTTCTTGTTGAGTTGTGATACTACAACGGTTACTTCCTTGTGATCCAATGGTGGTTCCATATATTTCTGATTATATTTTTCCAGTAAATTCTCCCAATTTGTGGGGTCGAACTTTCTCAGGTAAACTCCAATGTTAAATAGACCGTTGTTGCGTGTTCCTTCCGGAAATCCTTGATCACACAGTGCCTGCAGGCACGGTGGTCCATCCTTGATGGCCTCGTCATCAACACTCACTTTTACCTTGTCTATGTCTTCCACGCTGTACTTGTCGTACATCGCATAAAATTCCTTTAACGTTGCTGGCTCCCCATTATTCTTGATGGCAAACCTAACTGTCTTTCTTGCATGGTAATAGGGAAGATTAAGGAAATTTCCCACGTCCCCCTTTTCCGGCTGAATGCCGGATTGTTTTGGAAATATTTCTGATTTTGATTGACCTAGTAGCGCCGCAATTGCGGAAAGCTTATTTTTCATGGTCTTGGATGCAATCGTATTTTTCATAAAGAGGAAGATGTGAGCTCCTCCACTCTTTGACTTGCAGTGCACTAATGGTAATTTTAATTTTCTGATTTTGATAATAAGACTATGGTGATCAATAGGATAATCATCAATATCAATGCATCCCCACTTAGTAGTATTATCAGCCCTAATAGGAATAATCCCAAGAGACGGACCCTCACCCTTGAGGTGTTTTTCCCAGAGTTCATCGGTTACCTCCCTTCTGACAACAGAAGATTTGCCTTGTTGCTTACCGTCAGCACGTGCCCCATTGGGTTGGTGCTGACCGTAAGCTATATCCAAACCTTCAAATATGAACTTGAATTTCTCAACTTCCACAAAACCTCCAATAGATATCCCTTAAAAAGGAATATCTACGTTGCTTTCAGTTGTCTGCGGTTTTGCGATTGATTTTGGTTCTTCCGGTTTTGCTTCTACTGCACCACTTGATGCGGCAGTAGAAAATGCTTTACCTTCACCGTAAACGGAAGCGTCAGTTACCTGATCCCCCTTTTCTACTTGGAAGCCAAACCAGCTACCTCGATCATTTGATTCACCTACCGTTGTTATTTTGTAGGTAAAGGCATATGTTGGAGGCGTAAACATCCCAGATGGACCCTTAATTTTTTGTGACAGCATCAGGCTGTTCCAACGTCTGCTTTTCTTAAGCTGACTTGAAGCCATGCTGATCACGGCATTTTGGTATCCACCATTTATTTTAGCCAATACATAATGATAAGCTGTTTGAACAATATGGTTGCCGTTGTCAAGTACATATCTTCCGGTCATTGGATCCCTAGCTGCTTTTCCTAGAATGCCACTGTCGGCACTATGGGAAGCAATAAATCCTCCACCCTGTTCACGAGCTTTCCATTCAACATATCTTAGGTGATAAAAAACGGGAATGACAGTTAATTCAGGAAATGTTTCCTGGGTAACTGTATTATACAGTTGACCAGCTTTTGCTGTTTCAATGTATTCCGCTTTTGATGGGTTTATTTGAGGGCTTCCGGATTGAAGGATAGTTATGTAGGGGATAGCTGTATCCCTTGAAAGATCCAACGCTCCAAAGCCACTTGTGATTTTAGAGTCCGCGGCAATTGTTGCCACGTCGACTGAATTATTAGTTTTTTTATTCATTAGTATTTCCTCTTTAAGTTATTAAGATTTAATAGTTGTTTTTTGTCCTACATACGCCCCTAACAGATCCATCGGTAATTTCTTACCGGATTCATGTTGTTCACGTACAAAGGCGCGAAGGGTGGAAGGTTCGACCCACTCGCGTTGTGAAGACTCATATCCCTCTTTATTCAAGTGTTCCAAAAGTCCTCTAGCTTTCTCATCTTCATTCCTCCCAAAGCTACAAGAGACTTGGTTCTTT